AAATATGGCAAGATTGATATAAAATCTTATCTTTTCTAGATGCAACACCAATTCTAGTTAACGTTTCTCTTACTTTAAGAAAATCATCAGGTTTAACAAGTAAAACTTCTAGGGGCGCATATCCAGGTAAGTCAATCTTGAAGTACTCGTTTGACATTATTAATTCCACCTTTTTCTAATTTTTGTTCTATCAGGTCAATTTGGGATTGATCTAGAAGGGGAAGTACCTGGCGTGCTTTATCTGTGCTATAACCATAGTATTGTTTAATTACTTCTATCGATTCAATCTTCTCAGCTTTGATCCACTTGTTATAGCGTTTCTTAGGCCTAATATTATTTATTAGAAATTGGAATTGGAGTTTCTTGTCTAGATGCGGTCTAGAATTCATCTCATTCGCCTGGATTACGGTATCAGCGCCGTACGAAAGCCCTTTATTTACGATATATGGAATATATTGCTTTTCCGCCCAATCATCTACCATCAAATCGTTCTTATTATAGGTTATTGCATTAATAAAATCGAAAGGTGAGATAGCAGGTGCTTTATACGGCTCAATTACTATCTCTACTTTAGGTTCACCAAACATTAGAATAACATCCTAATTAAGCCGATAGTGTCGATCGTTGTGAGGAGTAAGTAGTTGGCGAGCATTCCAAATGATTTCCTAGTGTAAGCAGCCCAACTGTACAAAGCACAACCAGCAATCCAAACAGGGTACAAAGCAAGAAGCGGAGGATTAGGGACTGTGATAGCCATAGTAATGCTACAGCCAATACTAATGCCCCAAGCAAGAAGCTCGACAATAAACCGTAGAGGGTGAGAATTCCAATCATCTTTTATCCATTCAAACGTAGGTCTTAATAATTCGTTCATTTTAGTTCCACAGATGCCATAATTTCTGTTAGACATGCAACTAAATTGATCTCTTGATCGGCAACGAATGCAGACTTGTATTGGTAGTCAGCAATCGTTAATACTAACTGAGGTACTTGGTTGGTCAAAGGTACAAAGGTATCGTATATCTTACGAAACAGAGATACAGGGTCATTATCTAAATTATTAACAACCCAGGTACGCATCTTTTTCCAGTCTTTATCTTTAATTGCATCGACTAGATCTTTCATATTGGCTTCACCAATATTAACTAGAATACCTTCATCAATAGATCCGGATTGTGAGTAGCGTTGAAGTTCGTTTAACGTCCTACGAAAGTCGGGGAAGTGTTTCTGTACAACATTGGCAATTACCTTTGGATCAAAAGGTATAAGTTCCTGATCCAGTATACTGCATACGCGTTTAAAGAAGTTAGTTGCAATAGTAGGTTTTTCTGCACTAGGAATTTTAAATTCAATTACTGCACACCTTGAATGTAGAGGTGGTATAATACGATTCTTAAAATTACACGTTAAGATAAACCGGCAGTTACTTGCAAACTCTTCTATAAAGCCGCGGAGGGCAGGTTGCGTTGAATTAGGATTTAGATAGTCAGCCTCATCTAGGATAACTACTTTAGTATTACCACTGAACGAGACGGTAGAGGCAAATTGCTTAATTTTTGTACGTAGTACGTCGATACCTGATTCTTCTGATCCGTTAATGATCATATAATCGGTTTGTAGTTCCTCACACAAGGCTCTGGCAATAGTAGTCTTACCAGTACCAGCTGTACCACACAGTAACATATTTTGAATCTCACCTTTAGCAACCATTTGCTTAAAGTACTCTTTTTGAGAGTCAGGTAAAATGCAGTCGTCAATCTTCCTGGGCCTATATTTTTCCACCCAGATGAAATGCTCAGTCATACCCTACCCCTTAGACTACTGAACCAGGTTCTGCAGCAATCCAGTATTGAAGTTGTCTTGATTCGTGTTTAAAGTGAAGGAACTTAGCTTTACCGTTAGGCGTCTTAGCTACAGTAATGTCGTACGCGTCAGGAATAACTTTTAAGTTCTCTACAGCAATGAATACATCAAAGTCATCGAATGAAGTACCGAGACTTTTCTTAAAGTTAGACGAGGTATCATTCTTACGATCACTTACAGATAAAGTGACAGCCTGGTTCTTACATGTTACAGAGATAGTAGGGGCTCCGGTGATAGCGGCCGCTTTCATAATCATCTGAATATCTTCTGCCGTTACCTTGAACTTATAAACATCAATATGCTCGATTTCACTGGTAGGTGCAGCGGTTACGATCTCTGGATTCGAATAATAGTATTCAAACTTACCTGCCGGGCTTGTAATACCAATACACTTATCAGCAAAATCAATTTCTTGATTGTCTGTTAGTGTCCACATAGCAAGAAGAGAGTTCAAATCATAGATAGCAAACTCTTTAGGTATACTCTCTTTAATAGTTGCCTTAGCAAAAATGTTTTTAGCATTAGAGATAGTACTTACAGCATCACCCTCTTTAAATACAATATTAGTATTAATAGATGCAAAGTTCTTCAACAACGCAATAGTTTCACTTCCAATTTTCATAATGTAGTCCTCATAATTACATATTATATACTCACATCCAGTTTAATGCTACTTCTTTCGTGGGCATTACACCGTTATATTTGTCTATACAATATTGTCTTTCTTTAGCATCCAGGTCTTGGAACTTCGGATCACGAAACGCTGATGAACCATGTTCTCTAAAGCAAACCAAAACATCATCCATCATAATTGGATCACCGTGATAGTAATAAGATCGGTAAAAGTACTCACCGTCAACAATCCAAAGGAGACTATCATCCATTTCTAATGCACAATCTCTTCTTACTGCGTAGTTAGAAGGATTACCGGTTGTATTATCACCATTGACATATTTGTTACCGTACCAAGGTCTTCTGGTATCAAAGTACTGTGTCCGGTCTTCATTACAATGTGTAAACCCGGAAATAAACCATTTACCTTCCGGATTATTGTCGAACGCATCACTTATCTTTTGTAAGGCAAAAGGATCTACAAAGAAATCATCCATGTAGAGCAACTTTACAATTTCCCCCGTTGCATGCTTTACTGCGTAGTTAACATTGTTAGCTGCATTCTTTTTTTCACTGGTATTTCTTACATACCTAATATTAAGAACGTGGTCAAAGGTATCAACAATTGATCTTAAATTATCAAACGTACTTTGATCGGAAATTACAACTTCAAAATCTTTAAACGTTTGAAATAATAAGTGAGAAAGATATTCAACCAGAAACTTCTCTGCCCGATTACCTTCCATGGTATATACCGGGCAGCATATAGAGATTTTAGGCATTATTCATTACCATAAATGGCTCTTGAGCTAATTCTTTACTATGTGACAAATAATCACGGTAAATAGCATTTAATTTTTCTTCATTGGTGTTATGTTGTGTACCAAAGCCTTGGGCAAAATCTGATGGCGGGATTTTAGTTTGTATTTGAAGTTTTCTTTTAACAACATCTGTATTGTAGGGTGAAAACCCGTACCAAAGAACAACTAACTTTTCTGTAGTATGCGGTGTATCAAAATGCCTGCCAAGAGGATAAACATAAAGACGTTTACTATGAATAACTCTTGACCTTCTTATTCTTGATGCACCATCGTTATAGTGCATACCATAAGTTTTTTGACTAACCAGTGGTTCATCCGCATCAGGAATAACTTCAGGTTCATTATCTACCATCACACAGCAGGGAAGAATAAGATTATCACTTGTTGCATTATCAAGAATAGAATAGTCACCTACTAAAAATTCAGTAACATTAAGACACATTTTCCACCCCGGGTATTGACTTTCATAATCAATTACCTCATCATCACAAAGTTTAGCATCAAAATATTCATTCCTTGATTTAACAATAGTCCATGTCGGACATATTTTTTTAATTATCTCTACAGAAGAATCGGTAGAGTTGTAATCAATCATAACCCCGTGGTCAAAATACTTCTTATGATGCTCTAACCACCAGGGGAGTAAATACTCTTCATTAAAAAAATGTGTAACAACTGTTTTACGCATAATTAACTTTCAAAATTTTGGATCTAATTTATAAGATTCAAACGTCATTGCATTTTTATCTTTATCGGAAATTATAGCTTTATTTCTTGCAAAAGGCAAGTCAAGCATCAACGTTGTATCTAGAGGACAAATTGCGCCTTCTGATTCTGCGTTATGTACAGCTGAACAGCTATAACAAAAATGTGTCTCGTCTTCTAACGAAATAAATGCATGTCCAAATCCCG